CCCACATCATTGACCACATTCCAAGGGACTTCGACATGAAACGAATTACTCGAAAGCGACCGCTCGAGCAGCGGCGCGCAGCAAAGCAGGCTCGGCAGAACGTCGAGCCTTTTTCATGCGAGCGCCCTGGACGCGTCTGGACGCTCATCACTTTCATCGGAGCGCTGGCCATCATCGCCGGCGTGCTCATTACTGGACACTGGGAGAGATAAATGAACGACTTCAAAGACTTCGCGCTTGAGCTGCACGAAAAGGGCATCAAGGCAACGATGGACAACGCCAGAACGTTCGTCCTTGGCAACTACGACCGCGTGCTTCCTGCCTACTGGCTAAACCCCGACGCGAGAATCAAAGCGCTCTACGCGCTGATGGAGACGCGCTACGTGGACGACTTCGAGTCGTCTCTCAAGGCGACGCTCACGCTCAGCTCGGAGCTCGACCGAGCCCTTGAGCATGCGACATCGATGCTCTACGGCGAGATGCTCGAGATCGAGTACGACGAACACAGCGAGGAGTAAGCATGACGATCACTTCACTTGAGCCGCTCGAGCTACCGATGCCCGAGCCGGATGACGAGGTCGACGTCGACCCGTATCCCGAATACAGCAGCCGCGACGAGTTCGAGCGCGCGCAGTGGTTCGGCGAACGCGCTAAGCGTCCCGAGCCGATCTACGACAAGACTCTCGAAGACTTCTACGCCATCGGCGACGACGGCGAAATCCCTTTCTAAGGAAACGCAATGAGCTACGCGACCCTGGTACTTGGAGAGAGCGGAACAGGCAAAACCTGTTCGCTCCGCAACCTCGACCCAAAAAACACACTTCTGATCCAGCCGGTGCGCAAGCCGCTCCCCTTCCGCTCCACTGGGTGGAAGGAGATCAAGCAGAAGGGCGATGGGAACAACATCCTCGTCTGCTCGAACCCGCAGGCAATCATCAATTGCATGCACGCGAGCCCGTTCGACGTGATCGTCGTGGACGACTGGCAGTACATCCTCGCATCGATGTACATGGCTGCACGCAACGTGAAGGGGTTCGACAAGTTCACAGAGATCGGCGGGGCCGGATTCGACATTGCCAAGGCCGCCTCCGAGCTCGGTGAAAACAAGCGCGTCTACGTCCTCGCTCACACGACCTCTGATGAGTTCGGCAACACCCGTATCAAGACATTGGGGAAATTATTAGACGACAAGATCGTTGTCGAGGGCATGTTCACCACAGTCCTTCGGACGCACGTCGAGAACGGACGCTATCTCTTCTCAACTCAGAACTCAGGCTCTGACACAGTCAAATCGCCGATGGGAATGTTCTCGGAGCAGTACATAGAGAACGACCTCGCGGCAATCGACCGCGTCATCTGCGACTACTACGGCATTACTAACGAAAAGGAAAACGAAGAATGATCACTACCTTCACCATGAACCGCAAGTCCGCGGAAAAGGTTGCCGGCTTCAACGGCATCGACAAGTCCGGCAAGTACGTCGGCACCCTCACACAGGTCGAAGTCGCCGAAAGCAAGGCGGGCGCGACTTACGTCGAGTTCGCCTTCAAGGCGCTTCGCTGGATCGAGTGCGGAGAGACCGCCGAAGAGCGCGGCGAGAAGATGGCTTTCATCAAGCTCTACGTCTCCAGCCGCACGGGCGATCGCACCTTCGGGGCCGACATCATGGACGCGCTGCTTGCCGTGCTCAAGCTCGATAAGGTTGAGGCTACGCAAGCGCAGGTCTTTAACCGCGACGGCACGAAGCGACCGGGCTATCGCATCGGCGCGCTCGAGGGCCAGACCATCGGCCTGCTCCTCCAGCGTGAGAACCGCGAGTATGAGCACGAAGGCCAGATCAAGACGACCTACCAGATGAACATCATCACGCCGTTCCATCAGGTTACTGGACAGAACGCAAAGGAAGTCCTGAACAACCTCGAGGCCAAGGCAGTCGAGGCTAAGTTCAAGAACCTGAAGGACAAGGAAGCCAAGCCCGTCACGCCATCGGCTCCGGTTGCGCACCCCTACGACGACGCTCCGCTTGACGACAACCCGTTCTGACCATTTTCGTGACGCCACGAAAATGATCTCTAGCCCTCGGCGAAAGCCGGGGGCTTTTTTTGACAAGCTCCCCAGAAGATCGTTGTAGGATAACTCTACGAGTATCGTTAGGAGAACGCGATGGATCAGGACTATTTCGAATTCAAACTACACCTTCAGGGGAAGGCGCTCGAAGGACACACCATAGACGCGAAGGAGCTCGGCGTTGCGCTGATAGGCATCAACGACTCTCTCGACATCATTGCAAAGCAAATGCCTGGAGCTCGCCAAAAGCAGACATCGCTTCAAATTCAAGCTAGCCTCGAGAAAGGGAAGCTCTTCAAAAGTACCCTGAACAATCGTTTGCACAGAAATTTATCCTGTGTAATAGACAAAAGCTCTCGGGGCGCAAAATTAAAGAGGGCTTTTGAAGAGCTTCCAAAGGAAGCGTAATTGCACTTTTGAAATTCGTTTTCGAAGCAGTCGCCAGTAACCCTGCCTTGTTCTCGGAAACGGTTTCTCTGGCAAAAGAAACATTCGAATGCTTCATCTTGCTGATCAACTTGCGCAAAACGTTTGGAGACCAAGAGGTTACTTCGGCTCAAGTTGATACTGTCGCCAATCAAACCCAATACATCAACTGCACCATCAACAACTTCAACGGCAACGTCAAGCAACTATCGCAAAAGATTCACAACGGAGGAGTGCTTGCTAAGCCTCTCAAAGAAGCTTTCTCTCCTCTTGGACTGGGCAACCATGCAGAGCGCTGCGAATTGCTAGACGCGAACAACGCCAAAGTCCTCGACATCGACAGACAGGGATACGAACTAATGACCACACCAGCACAATCAGCCGCACCTCAGGCCTTGCCGCCTATGAAGCATGTCGACGCCGTCATCCTTGGTGTTCGATTCGACGAAAAGAAGTGGACGATCAAGTCGAACGGAACAGAATACGCAGCGAAGCTGACAGACATGGACTTCCATGCCCGAGTGCAAAACCGCGAAGTTTCGTTTTCCGCAGGCGACCACATAGACATCGACTTGAACCAGACTATGGTCATGAGGAACGGGAAGCCTTCGATAGAGTATGAAATTGCCAAGGTCTACTCGACCACGAGGGATCAAGGCCTTTTCAGGGGTCAGGAACTTTGACAACGCGCCTCTGTTTCGGGTATGCTTCTCCCGTCGACACCGCAATGGTGCGACCGGGCCTGAGAAACCCGAATCAATAGGCGCTAAGGCCGCCAACGCGGCTTTTTTTGTGAGCAAAGAACATCTGCGCAAAATTGCGCACATGCTCGTCTCCTTTATGGGAGAGGCTTGCGGGACCGCTTCGGCGGGGCTGTTTCCTATTGAACGGTTTTCTCACCCCGCAAGTCCTCGCCCACCCGCCTGAGAAACGGGCGCGAGGTGCAACCTCAATAGGAGACAGCAATGTCAATCATCAACGCTCAAGCCTTCAAGATTATTGAAGGTCGTCCCGTCACATCCAGTCGAATTGTTGCCGAGTACTTCGGCAAGCGTCACAATGACGTTCTTCGTGGCATTCGAGACCTCATCGAAAAGAACACGGATCTCTCCAAGTCTTTCATTGCACGAGAAGAACAGGTCGAGACCGGTAATGGCGCATCGCGATCTAATCCAGTGTTCCTAATGGATCAGAAAGGCTTCTGCATCCTCGCCATGGGGTTCACCGGCGCGAAGGCACTCGAATTCAAGTGCGCGTTCTACGACGAGTTCGAACGCATGAAGCACGAGCTCGAGGCACCGACCACGATCACGCCCGCAGAGCAGCGAGCCATCCAGCGCGAAGTGGCCATCCGTGCACACAAGACCGCATCAAACTATCGGACGATCTACCGAGCCATCAAGGCACGCTACCAGATCGCCCGCTACGACCAGTTGCCGCGCACTCAGCTCGAAGACTGCCTCGACTTCATCAGAGAGGTTGAGCTCGATGTCCCAGAGGTGCCGCACACCACGCGCCCCGACGACGGCGGCTGCCCCCACTGTGGCCTGCACCCTCTTCCCACGGGCTCGATCGTTCTCTCCGCGCGTGAGGCCGAGAACCTGCGGACTTTCGTCTACTACTGGAGGTACCTCTTCCGCGAAGATCTCGAGACCGTCCTCAAGCTGATGCGTCTCCTCCAGTCGCCCTTCGCTCCACGCTTCTACGAAGCCGTGACAAGCATGAACCTCGGTTCCATCGAGGACATGCTCGATCGCCACGGCTATAGCGTGAGGCAACTGTCCTGCTACCGCGCCCTGACTGCTCAGTAACAGCCCAACCCATTTTTCACATCGGCCCTGCCCTAACCGGCGGGGCTTTTTTATAGGTACTCAAAATGAAACTCTACGAAATCTCAGACGCAATCCGCGCCGCACTCGACCACATCGACGTGGATCCCGAGACTGGCGAAATCCTCAATGCGGACAACCTCCACGCCGTCGAAGCCGAAGCATCCGACAAGATCGAGGCCACGGCCCTCTACCTCCGCGAGCTCGATGCCGAGGCCAAGGCCGCAAAGGACGAAGCCGACCGAATGCTCGCCCGCGTCAAGTCCATGCAGAAGCGATCCGACTACCTCAAGTCCATGCTCCTCGAGGCCCTGCACGCGACTGGGAAGGTCAAGACCGTCCGCGTGACCGTCTCGATCCGCACGACGAAGGCCGTAGAGATCGCCGAGGGCGCAGACCTGCCCGAGGCCTACACGACCGTCAAGACGACCGTAAGCCCGAACAAGGTCGCCATCAAGCAGGCACTGCTCGACGGCGTCGAAGTCCCCGGCTGCCACATCGAAGAACGCGAAAGCGTCCAGATTCGCTAGAACCTACTCACGGAGGTAGCAATGAAAACCACAAAAACGAACCCCGCAAAACTGCTTCTGCGCTACCTCTGGCCGCGCATGCAACGCGGCGAACGGCACTTCATCATCGACGACACTCAGCTCGCTTTCAGCATGACGGCGCAACAGCTGAGCAAGGTCGTCAGGCGATTCAACGAAACCGGGCACGAACTCAATTGGCCCGGTTTTCATTTTTCCGCGAAGGTGCTCGACATCTACCGCCTCGAGATCACAGCCGCCCGAGAAGCCGACCCCGTGCCTGAAGGAGCGCTGCTATGAGGACTCCCCTCTCACTCATCACGGCCGCAATGGCCACACAAGGAGCAACAGCATGAACATCAAGATCAAGCGTCTGCACCCGGACGCGAAGATGCCCAAGCGCGGCACGAAGTACGCTGCGGGGTTTGACCTGTACGCCGCCGAAGAGTTCGATGCGCCGATCTTCGAAGAGCAGACCGTTCGCATTCAGACGGGCCTCGCCTTTGAAATCCCTGAAGGATACGTTGGCGTGGTGTACAGCCGCTCCAGCACTGCCCTCAAGGGCCTCATCATCACGCCTTTGCTTGTGGATGCCGACTACCGCGGGCCCGTCTACATCACGGTGAAGAATGCATCGGGCAGGCCGTACATCGTTCATAACGGCGACCGCATTGCCCAGATGCGCATCGAAAAGCTCGTTGACACTGAGTTCGAGTGGGCTGACGAGCTGAGCGAGACCGCGCGCGGTGCGAGCGGATATGGATCTACAGGAGATTAAGGAATGACGATCAGTGAACTAATCGAACTCCTTCAGGAGATTATGGAAAAGGAAGGCGACATCGAAGTCGCGTACACGTACAACGACGGCGGCTACCCCATGATGGGCGAAGAATATGCCGGGGGCGTCGAAGTTCGGCTTACCCCCTACGGCAAGGCCGTCGTGATCTGGTAAGGAGGACGAATGAAATACAGAATGAAATACAGACTGAAAGACCGCGAGCTGCAACGCAAGCTCGACGAACTTAGCGACGGAGACTTCTCCAGACAGCTTGCATCTAACAAGAAGCGCATCTTCGCCGAGCTAAATTTTTTGAAGCAGATGATCCTCTGGTTCCGCAAAAGCGAAGGCCCGTTCCATGCGTTAATGATAACGCCCGACATGGTCGAAAAAGTGCGCGAGTACGACCCGCACAATTGGAACGAGTACCCGGAGGTGACGCCGCCGGAAGGCGTATGGATGCGCGTTGAGTGGCGCGATGGCGTTGTGAAACGTCTAGCTGTCGCTCGCTACGAGGCCTGGGGAGGCGGCAAACAATTCGTGTGGGTGAGCGACAAAAGAATCATCAGGGAAGTCGACCGTTTCCGGCCGCTGGACGATCCGGAGGACGAGTAATGATAAAGGGATCAGGGAAACTCAACAAAGAAACGTATGAAAGCCTGCTCAAGCAGGGGATCTCCGCGGAGGACATCCGCAAGGGCGAGAAAAACCTGCGGCTTGCGGCGCACCAAACGCCGGGAGCCAAAGAGTACGGTTTGTCTTGGGCTATGCAACTCCACTTTGAGGGAAAACTGCGTTGGGTTGCCTTCCCGATGGAGTGTTGGGTAGGAGTTTTGAGAGACGAGGAGGACGATGAAGAATGAAAACCCCACGGTTTGAACTGAAAGACTTTCGTCTTAATGAGATTCTCTCAATGCTCACACCGTACAGCGGGCCGAGCCTGTCGGAAGAACTCAATAGAGTTTGGACTGGCGAAGCGAGGACAATCAAATTCGGCAATCGCTTTTCTGTCGATCTCACCTCCGAAGACGTCAAGGAAAATCCGGAGTTTCGTCCGAACGAATGGAACCCAACGAAGTCCTGGAACATCCCTAAAAACGTCGATCTGATGTTTTCGATTCAGGAAAAAGAATCAGGGAAAGAAATCGCACGATTGCGTGGCCACTTCGACGGTGAGAATTTCAGAAGACCAAGCGGAGAGCCCATGTACGCATTTTGCCGTGGATTTCATGCAACAAAGTACAAATCGCTCATCAAGTGTTGGCCTGATGATCAAAAAAGCGAGTGGATCTCTGGGGACTTTTTAGCTCGAGTGGCTGAATTTGATCGTCGACTTGTAGAAGAAATGGAGGGGTACGAGAAATGCCTGTCAAGATGAAAAAGGAAATACGCAAGCGGGTTGCATGCCAGATCGGGGCGACGCTGGAAGATATGCACAAGGCCGAGTCGGAGTGTGACGGAGAGTTGTGCCTGTACCCAGTAGACGCCAAAGGTACGCTGGGAGGCTTCTACCTCCTCCACGTCCCTGTCAAGGGAAAAATCGCGCCAACGCTCTTTCCGACTGAGTACTTCGTCAAACAGCAGGAGGAGGACGAATGAGGCCTGAAAGAGAATACAGACGCATGGCAATCGTCGCCTTGAACGTCATTTCGGTACGCGCGCTTGCAAGAGCCCGAGGCGCGGGCTGTTACGGGGCAACCGGAGCATGAAAATGAATGAAGAGGAAATTCTGCAAAACATGGATTACGTCTCCGAGCAACTGGTCGGAGCGGCAGAGGCGATCAAGGCCGACACCGATGAGCGACGTTTCGACGAGGCTTACGATCCCATGTTGCGAGACGTGATGATGATGGCGCGGGAACTACTGCACCTGCGTGACCTGCTCGACGAACTTCGAGAAGGCGAGTAACCCACAGGCCGACACCTTGACCGAGGCCGCCGCCACTTTCTGCGAGGAGAGGAGGGGACGGCGGTCTCATCACATGAAGAGGACATGATGAAAAAGTATTCCGAAAAGGGGTGGAACTGGCTAATCGACCACTACCCGCATGAACCTGGTCGCTACTGGTTCGAGGGGTTCAACCCGGTCGAAGGCTACCCCAACAAACCCGACCTGACGCGCAAGGACATACACGTCCTCGCCGATGTGGACGACATCACTCACCCGCTCGACGCGACTGCCGTGACCAACGGCGAACCTTTGTACAACCTCTTCTTCTTCGCCACCCTGCCCGGTGCTGACAACCTCGTTCGCTTCAAGCGCTTCGACGAAGAGGCCGACCTGAGGCGCGTGGGCATCAAGATGTGCGCAAAGTCGATCGACGAGTTTACGAAGGGCTTCAGGCTGTTCGCCAACGCTAGCCGCCAACAAGGGCTGTTCGATCTCGGCGTAGACCTGCTCACGAACCCAGAACTCATCAAGCGCCCCGACTTCCGCTACTCGAAGATCGCCTACGACGCGATGCGTCAGACCGACGGTAGCAGCGGGGCTTTCTGCATGGGCTACCTGACGGCCAAGCACCTGAGCGAGTCGTTCCCGCCCGCCACCATCCCGACACTCGCCGAAACTTTCGCAAAGGACATCTAATGGACAAGACCAATCCCAAACACTACCGCGACGCGGCCATCACCCTCGAACCCATCGACCTGTGCGAACTGCTCGGGTTCAACCTCGGCAACGCGGTCAAGTACATCGTCCGCGCAGGCCACAAGGACGGCGAATCCGAGGCCGACGATCTCATGAAGGCCATGTTCTACCTCGACCGCGAGATTGATCGGGTTCGCAAGGTAGAAGCCCCGGGAGGATACTCTGAGGTCGCCCTCTGGCTCGGCCAACACTTCGCCCTGAGGAACAGCTACCTCGACCTCCTCTTCCCCACGATCATCGAGCAGGAAGAGGACAAGATCAAGGGCATGATCGAATGCCGCAAGGCCGTGGCAAAACGCTACGCAGAACTGACCCGTCGATAAGGAGACATCATGCGGTCGAACTCAAGGGGCGACATCATCGCCCTGTGGATGCGCGGGTACCTCCGCGCGATCCCCACATCTAAGCTCGGGCTTCTCTGGCTCGGGCTTTTCTTTTACTCGATCGTCGTGCCGACCTCGATCGCGTGGGAGCGCGGCTTCATCATGGGCTTCAACTTCTGCTTCCTGATCGGCGCACTGGTGATCGCCACGAAGATCGCCTACGACTTCGTCCAGTGCCACCTCTGGCGCAAGGTGCTTCTGGTGTGCAGGATCGACGGCGTCGAGTGCGGTCGCTACCGCCTCGTCCTCCCGCCGGGCTTCGACACATACGAGGAAGTCCAAAAACAGCTCAAGGGGCAAATCTGAGGAGATGCCAATGCCTAAGTCAAAGAAGCCCAGAAAGAAGGGCGCGCACGGACGGGAGCAGACCGCACGCAGTCGCCTGCTCCGCAACCAGTTCAAAGACCCCGCCGAATGCCGCCGCCTCGTCAAGATCGTCGAGGATGCCCGAACGGCTCGGCACAAGGGATCCGCGCAGCTCGGCTACCTGTTCGCGCTAGCCGACCAGGATTTCATGGTCGAACGCTTCATCGAGGCCTTTATGGCACTCGAGCGTTGGCAGACGACCGAGGAAATGGACGACTTCTCGCTTGTCAACTCGATGCTGATGATCGGGGCAATCGCCTTCCTCAAGGTCGGCGTGCAGGAGTCTGAGCGCCTCGAGGAGATCCGCCGCGCGGCCTATGCCGCAACCCTCGCGATCGACCATCGCAACATGGGCCGCCGCATTCCTGACGAACTGATCGAGGACACCCGCGAAGGCCTCACTACGGCACAGATGATCTTCGAGGCCGCGACCGCCAACGGGATGAATCAGGAGCTGATCGAAGTGCTGAAGGAAAACGACCCCGAACACATTGCCAGTACGCCCGGTCGCTTCCGCGAGCACCGCCGCCTGATTCTCGGGCACTACCTCGAAAAGGTTCAAGCCCTCGAGGCCGCGCAGGCCGAACGCGTCAATCACATGAAGGTGACGGGCAAGCTCCCGCCGCCTCCCCCACTACCCGCCAACTAGGAAACCATCATGAACAGCACCGCAACGCACCACGTCGAACAGCTCCTAAAGACGAACCCGCACCGTGAGTTCACGGTTCCCGAAATCGCCTCACTGGCTCACCAGCCCAAGGCCCGCGTGAACGCCATCCTCGAAACTTTGGTCGGCAAAGGAACCGAGCTGCACGTCCGCACAGTCCACGGCCTGCTCCTCGTTAGCTTCGGCGGACGTCTCTCCTTCGCAGAGGAAGAACGAAACCGAAGGCTCGAGCGCGAACGCCTGAAGGCCGAAGAGGCGAAGCGCGAAGCAGAAGAGGAAAAGCGTATGCGCGTCGAGCGCATCGAAAATGGAAGGATGCAGGCCGAAAAGATTCGCATTATGGCCGCCCCGTCCCCGAACTGGTTCGACGCAATCGTCTGCGCAGGAGGCGCTCATGCTTGACGATGAACGCGAAATCATGCTGTACAAAATCGTGAGCTTCCTCCGCAGGCACGCGAAGCAGGAATTTTCCACAGCTCAAATTGCCGCGCAGGTGAACGTACACACGGGATTCATCACGAGCAACATCCGCACGCTGAAGGAACGATTCGCTCCGATCTACGTGCGGGTTTTCAACTCGATCCACTACCTGAGCATGACCGATCACAGCACCGGGCAGGCGCACCTGCACAGAGAGGTCGCACGCGAGAAGCAGGTGCGGCAAATCCTGGAAGGTGCTGCGCCAAACTGGTTCGACGCTCTGGCCACGCCCGCCGCCCCGGTGCGGGATGACGGCGAGATGCAGGCGGCAGTGGCGCGGGTCAGTCAACTGGCAGAGAAGGATCTGCACGAAAAGGAAACGATGGCCGCCGTGATCGACATGATCGACCGCGAGGAATTCGACCGAGCCGAGCGTGCCCTCACGGCGTACAAGGCACAAATCATGAGCAAAGCCGAACTAATCGCGGAGGCGATCGCACAGGTGAGAATGGCAAAAGAACGGGAGGTATTTCAATGGACGGGTGGTTAAGCAAAAAAGAGGTCGGCGAGTACCTTGGCGGGAAGTCTCCGCGCACCGTAGACCGTTGGATCGCGAAGCGCATCATCCCTCAGGGCAAGCGCTTCCCCGGCGGCCTGTTTTGGCGCAAGGACATCATCGACCAATGGCTCGCCGCGGACCAGTACGCGACGAAGTGCACGAAGGCGCTCAAGCTCCGCGAGGCCACGCCATAGCGCAGACAATCGGCAACCCACAGCCCGCCACCGCACCACGGTGACGGGCTTTTTCTTTGCCCGTCAAACCTGCTCCGGGTACACGGCGTCCGCCCATTCCTGCATCAGAACCCTGCGAGCGTCTAGGAGGTCGGAGCGTTGATACGCCTGAACCACGGCACTCCCAGTAGCGTGCATCAGGCTTTTCTCGGCAACAATCGGGTCCTTCCCGTTCTCCGCGCACCAGTCACGGAATGTCGACCGGAAGCCGTGCATCGTCCCGTGCCCGAGCTTCTTCTGGAGAACCACGCGGGGCGTCTCCTTCGAGATGTGCGAGCCGCCTTTGCCGGCGAACACATACGGGGAATCGTGCGGGAGCATCTTCAGCATGGAAACGAGCTGCCGGCACAGCGGGACGCGGTGCGGGTATTTCTTCCCGTCCTTTCGTCGCTCGGGCGGGCAGTGCCAGACCTCCCTGTGCAGGTCGATCTCCTCCCACTTCGCGGGCACGAATTCCCCGACGCGGGACGCGGTCAGCGCCCCAAACAGAATCGCGCAGGCCGTGATCGACGTGGGCGGTCGCCACTCATCGAAAAGCGCGCGAGCCTGGTCGAACGTGAGCGCCTCGTGGTGACTTTCCTTTTTCACCTTGGCAATCGGCGGCAGGAACATCTCAAGGTTCCCGCGCCACAGGGCGGGATTCCCTCCGCTTCGCTTTCCTATGACTATGGCGTAGGCGAAGACGGCCTCAAGCCTGCCGCGCAATCTGCTAGCAGTCTCCGGCTTCGTTCTCCAAATCGGCACGAGTACTTCAAGGATGTCGTCTCGGCTCACGTCCTCGACCGACAGCTTACCCAGTACAGGGAGGGCGTACTGCTCGAGGGTCGATTGCCATTGTGCAGCGTGTTTCTGATTTCGCCACGCCTTGCTCTGAACGATGACGGGCAGGGCCTCGGCAACGAGGTCGGCGAAGGTGAACGGGCGGTCAACCTCCGCGCCCGCGTTCTTCATCCTCTCCCGCCGCTCCT